TGTGATAGCTCCAACCAGACCGAGCTTTAATGTCATAGCTCCTGCACTGGTCTCAAGCATAGCTGAATAAGCAGCTTCAGCCGCCGTAGCCACTTTAGTAGCCACTGTGTAACCAGTAATAGCCACTGCAAGAACACCGACAGCCACCGCACCAGCTGTTATCAAAGCTGTAAGTGCAGGACATTTCTCTGTAATGCTTGCCATAGTATCGAATATTGAGGATCCGAGACCATATATTTCAGTAAGAACCGGATTGAGATTGTCACCGACTGCTATCTTGAAGTTTTCAACGGATGTCGTCATCTTCTGATGTGCAAACTCGGTTGTATTTGACATTGTTTCAAATGCATCAGCTGTAGCTCCGGCACTGTTCTGAAGTGTAACGAGATTATCATTAAACTCTTCAAGTCCCTGAGATACGATAGCATTTGACGCTTTGCCTGCTTCAGCACTTCCCCAAAGGTTCATAAGAGCTGTTGCATCATTATCACAAGCCGTATAGAGGATTCCAAGAACATCAGCGAGTGAATATCCATCTGCCATTAACTGTGCAAATGATTCGCCAGTCTCCTCCTCAAGTACCTTGGCCACACTTGAACCTTCAGTACCTAACTCTTTCAGCATTGATGATATATAAGTAGTACCCTCAGCTGTATTGATACCAGCTTTAGTGATACTTATGTATGATGATTCCAGATTATCAAGGGACACGTTATAAGCTGAGGCTGTCGCTATCGCTTTACCCATATTAGCTGACAGATCTGCAACTGTCGTTACACCAAGGTTCTGTACTGTAATAAGTGAATCTGCTATTTCTGTAGCTGTTCCGGCTGAATCACCATAAGCATTTATTGCTGTTGTAAGCACGCTAAGTGCTGATGCTGAATCAGTAAAACCAGCTGTAGCAAGCTTTGTAGCACTCTCTGCCATATCAGCCGCATCTTCAACTGCAGTTCCGGCTGATATCGCATTGTAAGCAACATCTGCAAGTGCATCCTGAGACACACCCAGTTCAGATGATATTGAAGCTATTTGGTTCTGTAATGAGCCCATAGCTCCAGCGCCTGCTATTGTTTCTAGCTTTGCAAAAGCATATTCTGTTTCTTCTGCTCTTTCTGCACATTCGCCATAAGCGTCTGCAATCTTTTTCAAGCCTGCAACGATTCCGGCAGCTGCAAGGAATCCTTCAACAGCACTAAGGCCGTCTTTCATTTCCTCGCCGGACTTCTTACCTTTCTTTCCAGTCTGATTGAACTCTTCACCAAGCTCTTCAACTTCAGTTTCAGTTTTGTTCAGCTCGCCATCAACACCGGTAAGTTCGCCCTCTATTCCATCAGCCATTCCTCTGAAGAATCCCGGAAGCTCTTCGAAAACTGCCCTCATTTCATCTTCTGTGAGATTTGCTTCTTCGCTCATCTCCTGGAACGCCTCAATCAAACCATCGGCCATAGAATCTGCAAATGACTCCATAGACTGCTCGACTTCTTCAGCTCCGCTTTCCATTCCGTCAAATGCACTATCAGCCTCTTGCTCTATTCTCTGAAAGGAATTAGCAGCAGAGTCTATGCCAGAACCAAGTGACGATAACTTGTTGGATATGTTATCGACCATATTAAATATAACCGATAGATTAGCCATATAATTCCTCCCTCTTTCTGTGTATTAAAATTCTTCTGTCCTCTTCAGCAACCTTCGCAGCTGCTATGTAGAACGCTTTAGTCTGAGGCGGCAGGTCGTAAAACTCTTCAGGCTTCACTCCATAATTGACGAACAGATATGCTGTCCACCAAGCCAGACTTCCAACCTCCTCATTTATGAGTTTTTTGCTTCATTGACGAGTTCTGCATCAACATCCTCTTCGCCCATAGGCTCATAATTCGCTATCCTTGTATATTCATTGATAACCTGGATAAGCTCTGGCTGTGTGAATACCACATCCGGCATATCTGTCATATCAACGCACCCGAAGAACTCCATCAGTTCAGGATCATTCAGCTTCGGAATTACAAGTGCTTCACAGAGAAGATGTCTCAGATATTTTTCCTCATCTCTTGATTCAGTCATTACTAATCTCTGTCCACGGAATATAGGATTGCCTTTCTTGTCATAAGCAATCTCCTTGGTTGTATATGCATCTCTTATTTCATTGACGATCTTCCTTGGAAGTCGTCTTATCTTGATCATCATATCTTTTCCGTCTTTGTCTTTTATCTTGACCTCAAAAGCCTCATCAGCTTTCATTTCAGGTCTCATAAATCTTTTTAGATTAGAATCTGCCATAGTATCCTCCTTATTTGCCCGCTATGCCCTGTAATTTGACCATACGGGCTCTCTACAATTATTCTTGTCTATTTCATCGTTGAGAACTAAAAAGGGCATACAGAAGCAATCTGCAAGCCCTTTGTTTTTTGTTCTCGTAACCCACCGAACTTAGAGGTTTACATCCTTTGCATTGAAAGTGAATGCATCAGTCACTACTTCACCGTTTGTGTCAAGGTCAAACAGATTGATATCGCCAGTTGGAACACATCCAACAGCTGTAACCATTTCGTTCTTCTTTGTAGCCTGATAATAGTCAGAGTTCTTATCGTTTCTGTAACCCTGAATAGTCATTTCAGGAGTCTTACCGCTCTTCTTGTACTCAGCAATCTTCTTCTTCATAAAGTCGTTTGACTTGAGTCCGGAAATAGTAACGGTAATCTTATATCCAAGCCATCTTGAGTTATCTGACTTGTCGCCGACCACCTTGTAAGTAGCAACCTCTGGTGTGAATACAATCTTGCCAGTCTGAAGACCTGCAACAGCTGTTCCATCCCAGTAGATAGCACCTTCACGAAGGCTTATTCCCTGCTTATTTACCATCTTTCATGCCCTCCTTACTGAGTATTTATAGTGATGTAGATCTTCTCAGCTGAGTCAATAGGCTGAACAGCGACATTGAAATAAACATTATCGCCAACACTTCTTGCTCTATCAACTACGAAGTCTTCATCAGGATTAACATTCTTGATAGCTCCATCTGCCTGGTACTGTTCAAGAAGACTCTTTCCGATACCAGTCATAAGCTCCCATCCTTCCTCACTGTTGTCAAACTGATTAGGTCTGATATTAAGTCTGAGGTCGTCTGCGAAAGCATCAAGAGTATGAATAACTCTGTTCTTCTTATATGAATCATCCTGATTTGCATCCGGATTAACGAGTGAGTTGATGTCGTATGTAAGGATAACTGCTCCTTCATCATCAACTGAGAAGAACATCTTTCCTGCCTTAACAGCAGCTTCCTGGTCTGCGATACCAAGCTCTCCAACAACCATAGTTGCATTAGCAGCTACCTTGTAGGTATTGGATGTTGTCTTTGTAGAGCCTGCTTCTGCACCGGTTACCCATGCAGCCGCCTGAGCTTTTGTGAGCTGGTCGCTGTCGCTGTATGCGAAAGAGTTAACAACATCGATGATACCGATGTTTCCAGCCTCATTGTCAACACAGACAAACTGTACAGTCTTTCCGGCTGTATTTCTCAGAGAGTTAACCTTTGAAACAGCCGCAGTCTTCAGAGTAGACTCTTCAACTGGAACGAGAGCTGCATTGAACTTTATCTTCTCGAGCGCATCGAGATAATTTGTCCAAATTGTATTTGTAACAGATGCATCTGTTCCACCTGTAAGAGCGATTCCTGCTGATGCTTCAAGGTTTCCAGTACCGCTGAATACTACCCACTCGCTTTCCTGAGCTGCAAGAGAAGAAACTGTTGTGAACTTCTCATACTTCTCAACAAGCTCGTCATCAACATATACTGATACATCGAATCCGGTTGAAGGATTTGCCACGCTGGTAACCTTAATCTTATTTCCCAGAGTACCACCATACTTTGCAGTAACTGTAAGGCTGTTTCCGGTACTAAACTCATTAGTCTTTGTAGCCTTTGTGGTCTGAGCTGGTACATAAGCATATACTGTAGCCGCATTCTCTAATGCCAGAGCGATATATCTGATAAGACTCTGACCTGAATAAACAGATCTTCCAAGCTTAACAAGGTTCTCGTCTGGACTATCAGCTGTAACCTTAATCATCTGTGCCGTTGCGCCTCCCCAGTCATAGCCTACAAGTGGTACCACGGCAATACCTCTTACACTGCTCTGAGGGGATGTGTTCTTCTTAGCCTTATAATTGACATAAGTACCAGGAAGAATCTTTGGTCCATTAAATGTTCCGCCCATCTTACTTGACCTCCTTATTTAACCATGTATTTAATATTTCTTTTGCCTCTTCGAGTGAATATGTCCTGTCCTCTGCATCAAAGAACGCACCATCAAATGTTGATGTGGTGACGCCGAGAACCTCGTAACAGTATTCTCTCAAAACGGCAACTTCGTACTTAGGTGTTTCCTCCGCCTTCTCCACTTTCTGTGCCGGCTTCGGATTGTTCTTCTGTGCCATCTTCGTCCTCCTCGGTATTGATATTTGTAGGTAGTCCTTCAAAATAGATATTCTTTGCAGACGGATATTCGGGCTCGAAGTAAGACCTATGCGTCTTGTAAGATAATTCTATCTGTGTGACTCCCGTTTCCAGGTTTCGAGATTTCACGTTATTTAAGTGAAAGACTCTGCCGGTTGTTACACCTTTATCGTCATATAACGGAATGTTCCTTCTTGCCTGCATTATGCCCTCGATGATGTTCTGTGCAATATTGTCACTTCCAATCGAATCCTTATCAAACACCTTCATAAAGATTACTGATTCTTTCTCATAACCATCGGTAGTGAAAGATCTGTTATCCGTCTCCGGAGTAGGATAGTACAATGAGGGTACTGCAAAGCTTTCCGGAAGCTCTCCAAAATAATTTTTCACGATTCCAAGACCAAGTCCATCTATGAAATGCACCAGGCTTGCAACCTCTTGTGTTAAAACTGCCATAATATCACACTCCAAAATATTGACTTAGCCATTGATTGAACTTCGCTTCTACAAGCGTCGGCATCATCTTCTCGATGATCCTGATGGCGGCTTCCCAATAATGCTTTCCTTCAACCCAGCTCGCTTTCAAAACCATCCCAGTCTTTGCGCCTGGAGTATACACAAAACGGTCACCATTCCAGCTCCCCGGTATAAATCGCCCTGGAGTCTGTCGATGACCGTCATTGGCATACTTTGCATATTCCACATTGGTACCTACCTCTAAGGTAAGGCCGCCTTCATTCATAACCCATATATTGCCATTGCCACCTTTAGTGAAGGAGCTCAGGAGCAGTCTTGTATCAACTGCTTCCCTGCTTATGATTTCATCTGTGACGATTCGTAAGAACTCGTTACCAATTCCATCGA